AGGTATTCCGTAACCATAAATGACTGTCCGTAGAATGCAGTATAGTCCTGCGGATACTCATCCATTGCTACCATCTTGGCAAACGGAATACCCCGGTTAGTTCGTAGGGCCTTGATCCCCGCGGCTCTCCAGACTTTCTTCTCGGATTCATGCTCATAAGTCTGTGCTAGTCCTTCATCGAGCCAACGGGGAACAGGCTTACGAAAAGCAGTAGCAAGAACCATGTGGCATACTTCATGTGGAACCACCGACATGATTATACCATCACGATTACCCCTCCATGTTCCACCCCAGTTAAACACTTCATCATTATGGAAGGTGAATGATGTAGATCCACCATTACTGCCAGATTGTTCAACCACGGTAATTTGAGCTGCCTCATTCCACCGGGGAAATTCTTGCCCAAACAATTCGACTGCTATGGTCTTTCTGTAATGTTCAGCGGCATCACAGACAGTCTTTCCGAAGTGTGGATCACCAGTACACACTACGAAATTATTGGTACGAACACACGCGGCAAAAGACTCCCCGCTGAGAACGAGGAGTCCGAGAAGTGAAGTGAGAATTAGGGTTTTCATGTTAGGGTGTCCTTGCTACTACTTCTTGCCACCTCCAGCAGGAGTCGGCGGCGTGGGCTTGGGATCCTCACTCGGAGGCTTTGCACCTAGCTTTTTTGTACGGGTAGCAAAGATGTTACCCTTGATCTTCTCGGTACTTTTCTCGACGATAACTTCCTTGTTTTCGAGTAAGCCCTTCAGATCAGTACTCTCGACCACCACTTCCTGTCCATCAGGAAATTGACTGGCAGTCTTCTGGTAGGCAATCGCTACCGGGTGTTTCGGATTGGTAGCAATCGCCTCCTTGAGTTCCTTGATTGTAACCCTCAACATCCCATCAACTTTGTGGATGCGAAAGGGACTAGTAGGTTCTGCTGGAACATCACCGGCTAGTCGTTTCTTCAGATCGTCGACAGACAATGTACTAACTCCTTATCAGGAAGTTGCGGCTAGGGGTTTGTTACGCCGTGGTCACGTCGTACCAGTCGGGATCGATCTCGGTTCCGACGGGATCTTCGACGTAGGCCAAAGCTATCCGTGCGGAATGACTGGATACTTCTTCGAGCGGCTGGTCCCACGGAATACCTTCGAGGAAGCCAGGAAGTAGCAGCCCTTCCGTAGTGTTACCGGATTCTGGTGGAACTACGTCGTCGGCGACTAGGTAGTACAGAGGATCACGATCGAAGAAGGCTGCTCGTAGCACGTCGAACACGGCAACATCCATGCCGTAGATCATCGTGAATTCGAGGTTGAACGAGGCAAACAATGCTGCCAAGTTCTTCGTATAGGGACTGGCACGTCGCTTCAGCTCGGCGAGATTCAGACCGAGGTCTGGTACGTTTACATCACCAATTTCGTCGATCAACACCCAAGAGGGCGTTGCGAAAGTGGTGCTGTAATACAGCTTCATATTGGCACCAATAACTGGTCCGGGCATTTTCATGCTCCCTATTTTACTGGGATGTGATAGTAGGTAACAAAATGGGCCTCGAAGAAGTTACCTTCTCGCAGCCCAGTGAATAGCATAGGGGAGTTCTCTTCGGTTTCCATAGACATAGTTCTTACCCAGTGAGAACCTTTTATTAGCCCTTGCACATCCTTGCGGCATACTTCCATAAGATTCTCAGTGATTGCTACTAGAGTGTCCAGCCTAACAACATCATCGGGTAAGCATTTGACCATGTAGACCAACATAATCGGAAGCTCTCGCAGTACAAGATTCGTCCGAGTCAGTTTGTTCGGGTCAGAAAATGCTAGTGAGATAACATAGAGTACACCTTGCTCAGGGATCGTTTGTACTGACAGTTCAGGGATATAGGCTCTTTTGATTGCGAAGTCCGACTTAGGAAAATCCCACGTCTTCTTCGCATCACCCACTGCCTTGATGACAGCCTCGCGAAATTGAGTAGTAATTGCACTCATGTTAAATACTGGGGTCTTTGTTCCACGGCTGAAATGATAATCCGCAGGCGGTTTGCAGTTGAGAAAAGGTACGGTGGTTGTCCTTCCTCAACAGGAACTACCTGATAGATTCTACCGTCCCACTCTATCTGGTCACCATTTTGTGGTATGATGTTCACATCACCAACACGCATCTTCGGTACATCAACAGTAAAGAACATCAAGTCGGTTCGTACTACCACAACCTGATCTTTGATCTCATCAGCATCATGCGAATGTACTGATGCAAAGATCGGGCTAAGAACATACGAACCCTGTTTGTAGACAATCGGGACCGAGTTGATCGCGGCCATCCGCTCGCCGACGTGGTTCAATCTGTTCAGATACGAATATACCATGATAAAGCAGGGGAGGGTCAGGAAGAACTACCAAGCCTGACCCTCCCATTCCCCTACAAGAGAATACGGAAAGGCCAGTACGGACTAAGCGATGGTGTCTTGCTGCGTCAGGAACTTGACAACCACATATTCCGTACCAGCAACAATTGCGACGGTCGCTTCGCCGATCCAACCGTCACCAACAGTAGCCAGAGCTTTCTTGTTGGTATCATCCCACCCAACACGATCACCTGCGGCAAACGCGACGGCATCGGAGGGATTGTAGAGTAGCCAGACACCACCAATAGCAAGTGCCCCTACGGCGACTTCGGGTGTCGGAGAGTAGTTGTCACTGTCCTTACTGGTAACAGTGTCCCGGTATGTAATTGCTCGGTTGGTAACACCCCAGATGCCACCATGTGCCAAGACCACACCAGGACCAACATCAGCAGTAGGAACGTAGTCAATCTGGGTCGGAGCACCGTGGTGGAACAGAGCATCAATGTCGGGATTAGCAAGAAGTGATTCGGGAGTAGGCATTAGTTTGTACCTCGCAGAAAAAGGACTGATTGTTGTTTTAGTCCCACCGACCTAGCAGGATCATACTAGGTCGATGGGTTGCGAAGTCACCGGGCGAACCTGGTGAGTATGGTCGTACTAGGCACCGGCGTTGTAGACGGCAGCCTTGGGATCGCCTTCGCCGACGCCCCAATCGTGGAACGATCGCCACTGCATACCAAGAGTCTCGAAGGACGTTTCGGCTGATTCGATCACCGGAACACGATTGCCCTGCAAGAAACCGATACGGAAAGCTGGCAGTAGTGCTGGATTAGCAAATTGCCACCAGCCAGTATTGGTCTGGTTGCCAGCCAGTCCGCCACTGATAGGCTTGCCGTCCATATCCTTGACTGCCTCGTTATTGATAAACGGAGACCAGTAAGGACTGAACAGTCCAGCGTGCGGATTCTGTAGCAGGTACTTCGTACCAGCTTCGGTACTGTCCGCGGTAGTACCGACGTTGATTGCTACGTTCGTCTCAGTGAAGAGTTCCCGAGCAGTAACGATCAGTCCGGTTCCCGTCAAGAGACGATCGGGGCTAAGCATGATCGGATGACCATTGTCGTCAACCTGATCAGCAAACAACTGGGTCGATGCTGTTAGTCCTGCAATATCAAGTGCGGAACCAGCACCGGTTAGGGCGTTACCCCTGGTCGTATTGAAGAAGCCATCAGTACCAACCGCACTGATCGATTGGAGTAGCATCTTCATCACAGCAGTTTCGACAGCAATCGCAGCAAGCCGACCGATACTCGCGGGGATCTGGGCAAACGCACCAAGATCGTCGTTGATAATATCTTGCCGGGTCAAAGCGATAATCATTCCGTAGGTGTCTGCCTGCAAGGTCCACTTATCATCCGAGAAGCGACCATGCTTCAGTTCACCGTCGGCACCGACCATTGCGTAACTACCACCAACAGTCAGTCGGTACGAACTTACCTGCTTGAAATCACTCAAGCTGGATACACCGGTGATTGCCGGCCAGACAACTTCCTGTGCCTGGTATTGGGCTAGCAAGGTCTTGTTAGCCACATTCTCCAGGATATGGCTCACCGTCAACGTGGTGAACCCCTGCCCCGACGCAGCGAGGTTGGCATTTGCTCGTAAGGCAGTCTTGATATATTCGGTGTCCTTACGACTGCCCGAGTAGTGCATACCAGCAGCTTGGATGTTCATATCCAATAGCTGGTGCAAACATGCAGATCGGTATGCCCTGTGATGGGAAGCTTCCAGTACTTCCTTCGGATACCAATGTTCCAGACCATACTGGAATCCATCGGATTTCCGGGTAGCGTTCATGGGACAACCCATCTGCTGGGCTAGTACTACCTCAAGAGCACCAGCATTGATTTCGTGGGCGTCGTCTCCAATGTGGATAGACGGCCCACGATTTTCATCCGGGGCAGGATATGCCGCCCTCATCAATGCTAGTTCATACGTATCAGACGACCAACCCTCGACGATAGCTCTCTTCTTTCCCGCGGCGAGCGAAATCATCTTTCCATCGGCGAGCATCAACGTGGTAGTGCCTTCGCCCTGATAGCGAGTTGTCATCGCACGGATGTTGTCAATACGCTCTTCTTCACCAGCGAGTTGCTCACGTCGTGCGTCGTCGTTCGCTTCCAATACTGCTGCTGCATTCCTGCCAGCCTGAATATCCCCACCCGGTTCACCACCTTGGTTACCCGGCGACGGATCACCGGTGTTGCCCTCGGGACTGGGGTTATTCTGGCTAGCAGTGAATGCAGCGGTCAGCCACCCTAGTTGTTTGTCATCAAGATTGTCGGCATCAAATCCGGCATTCACAATGAATTCGCGAAGTTCGGGCTCCATGTTCGTACTCCTATTAACAAGCTTGTCCTTGGCGGAAACAGAAGTCGAGGTCTTGCTGTCGGCACCAAGGACTACAACCGACACCTCACGAATAAGAGTCTTACGACTCACAATTACTGGGCCTTTCACAGTACGGCCATTCACTCTAGTTGTTTTACCCTCAGCAATTTCCTCCCCCTTTAGAACGCGGGCACCTATGGACGACTGAAAAGGAAATGAGTTTTTTGAATCTGCTACGAAATCCATAGCAGCTTGTGACGAGGAAGAAGCTACTCCCTCAATCTTGATACCCTTTGCAGATACATCTTGTTTTGTAGTGTGGCCGATCCGTTGGGTCGGATCATGGTCAGCAATAATAGGGGTTATGGCCTTATCAAACTGAACACCCTCAAGAGCGACCACAACTGGGTAATAAAAACCCAGCACGTCCATAGCCCCACCACTATAGGCATTCATTTTGATCTTAGGAAGTTTGGGCTTATCACCATCCTTCGCCTCAAAATGTTCACACTCGAATGTACATTCTAGATCGAATGCACTGGGTAGTTCTGCCTTGCAGTTAATCCACCGAGGTTTTCGTTGTAGTGCTCTTGGCATGGTCTTTCTCCTATTACTACTATTATACCACAAACGACCCAGTTTGTCAATACCAGAATTATACTACCTGTAGTACAATCTTAGGCAAGGGGTCTTTGACTGAA